GCCTTCTCTGGTTCATTCTTCTCAAACCAAAGCTGACAAGTCGGTCTGCCTACATTAGACATACGCAGACCAAACTCATCACGCTTATTGCCCCCACCAAACTGGCGTCCAAGCGCACCCATAACATCAAGACCTACTTGCTGGATAGTCTCCACTGACATAGTGGACTTACCCTTAGCAGCATTCTCCATGTATTGGTGCAACGCCAGTTCAGCAGGGTGATTCATTACGCTACCTCATCTTCGATTTCAATATCGACAATGCCATCAACGATAGCTTCATCATCCTCATCATCATGCGAGTTGGCCTTCTCTGCCCACGCATTGATGATGTATTCATTGTAGTTGTTGACCCACTGCATGAAGTCACCAAACATACCTTGCTCCTTATCAGTAAGGTCAAGGGTCTTGGTCACATCAAGGGACACAACCGGCAGGTAGAACACTGCTCCTGTAGGAATCTGGCGTTCCTCTGTATTCGCAGTGATGGTGTGCTGCACAGGCAGACGCTTCATCTTGGCAAGCTGAGTAAACGCACCACCTACATTCTTGAAGGCGTCACGATTGTCTACTTCCCAGATGAACGGAGTCTCATCTACATCTACAGCATTACCCGAAGCGTCTGTAGCATTGACCAGTTCAACTGTGCCAAGCACAACACGTACTCGTTTAATCTGCTTGATAAGTTCCTGTGTCTTCTCAGGCAATGCCTTGAAGTCTTGGATGTAGCCAGCAGGTTTACCACAGTTAAACCCACCATCATTGTCCTTAAGGTCAATGTTCAGGTTGTCCGCCATGACAGTCTTCACATAGCGGTTAGGGCTGTCGCCCATGCCACGGACAAAACGCTTATACATGAAGCGTTGCAGGTACGGACGAATCTTCACCGACTCTGCGTAGTAGGTAGGTCCGTCTGGTACTTCAAGACGATACGTACCCCCACTGATTACTTCCATGTTAACGGTCTTGCCGTTCACCTCTGCCTCACCCATAACAGGTGAGTGATTGATGCGCAGACGAGCAAGAGTGCTAGACTGCTTACGCTCACCTGTAGTTTCATTAGCAATGCCCATTGCTTTGGCCATTGCTGCATAGTTGTTAGTGTCAATAGTTGTCAGTTCCATGTGTTTATACTCCTTCTTTTGAGTCAATGAGACATAGTTATATCACGACACGTCTTTCGTGTCAAGCCAGTTGGGGCCAATTTTTGCCTCAAGTTCTAGTGGAACATTGAATACCAACCCCCAACGTATGGTAATCAAGTCAGGCAACACCCTGTTAGTCTCCTGTATTACATCAATAACTCTCCTTTCTTCGTCGGGATGTACGTCAATAACGATTGAGTCATGCACAGTATTTACCACACATGACTGCATACCGTCAAGTAGTTTATCAATGTGCAGCAATGCAATCGGCACGATGTCCGCAGTAGCGAATGACTGCACAGGATAGTTCTTTATCTGTGTGAAGTTGCTTACACGACCTCGTGCATTACGCTTCACATCAGGAAAAGCAAACTCACGACCAGACGGCGTAGTAATCTTGCCAGTAGCTATAGCTTCTTTAGCCAGTCGGGAGTGCCAATCGGCCACGCCTTGGTATTTCTGCGTGAAGTGTGTGTAGTATTCTGCTTCCGCTGGCGTTCTGCCAAATCCCGTTGCTCCATATAACGGCGCGAATGTATGCGCCTTCGCAGTCTGTCTGTCCGTAGGCTGACCAGCATCAGTAATAACTTTAGCGGTATATGAGTGTACGTCAAACCCAGTAGATACTTCCTCAATTGCAACTCCATCCTGTGACAAATAAGCAGCAGCCCTGAACTCTAGCTGTGCAAAGTCTGCTTCCATAATCTTGCCACCCTCAAAGCGTGACACGAACACCTTCTTGACAGGGAAGGTACCGCCACGTGGCATGTTCTGCATGTTAGGGTCAGCACCACTGAACCTGCCGGTGGCAGTGCGATGCTGCAGCAGACGGACATGCAGCTTACCGTCCTGCTTAGTGTGAATACGAATGCCATCAACAAAGGATGACAGGTACGTATCTACAGCGGACAAGCGGCGAACCTTAGACAGAAAGTCTACAGCATCGTTCATACCCTTGGCACGTGCTGCACCTTCAAGTGTCTCAAGGTTCTGCTTGCTTGTACTGAACCCATTGGCACTAGCCCACTTGGGGCCGGGTGGTTTGAACTTTAGTCCAGCCAACTCTTTACCAGCCACAAGATGATAACCAGCCCCACCACATGATGTACACTTATTAGTTCGGGCAAATGGTGTTCCATCTTTCTTCACCTTTCGTACTTGGCCAGAGCCATTACACTCGCGGCACTGTGTTGCCTTCGTCTTGTGCAGACGCTCTGTGCCACCTGCCAGCAGACCACGGAAGTCAGACTCGCCCATGTATGGGTCAATGGCGTTGCCCCAATACTGCTTGTCCAGAACCTTGCGGCTGTACACAACCCACGACAGTTGTTCTGGGCTGTTGAGGTTGATAGGAGTGTCGCCCATCAGCTTACGCACATGCTCCTGTAACGCTTGCTCAAGGTCACTACGCTCCTGTTCAAACTCTGTACGTACCTCATCCAGCTTGGCTACGTCTACAGTGAAGCCTCTCTGGTAGATACGCGCAAGGCACACAGCCACCTGATTGGTCAGGTCAACGGTACCACGCAAGCCGCTGTCTTCCTTACTGTTTAGCTTGAGCATCTGCCTGTCGGAAAGCTGCTGCGTAGCATGTAGGTCAGCAGACAGGTACTCAGACAACTCAGCATGTGGAATGTCACGAGTGCTGACACCCTTGGAGAAATACTCCTTTAGTGTATCCTGCTTCTTGGTGTCCAGTTCGTAACGCTCTGCACATGCCTCAAGCGATAGCGGTTCCTTCTGCCCACGCTGCAAGACATACTCTGCCAGCATCGTGTCGTACACGGGGCCGTCATACTTGAAGCCTGACTCCCACAGCCACAGCAAGTCGTGCGCTGCGTTGTGACAGATAAGTATAGTGGTTTCATCCAGCCATTCTTGCACACCTTCATGACCCATTGGGGTAGCATATTCGTCCGCATGGTCAAACGTAACCAGCCATTCCTCGCCCCTATCATTGAGCATACCCACCATAGTCAGGGAGTTATCCGGCTCAAACGGGTCAAGGTGCATCTTGCCATCACGCTTGGTGACAGTGTTCTCTACGTCAAGTGTTAGCTTCATCCCTCATACCTCGCTGTCTGGTAGTTGAGTTCACAGTTTACCATACCGTGCCAGCCATTCAACTTGTTCTTCACGATGTTGATGTGACGCAATGGGCTGTCTTCTTCCTGAGCCTCAACTGTCGGTGACTTACCAATCAGTATCATCAGGTCAGCTTCCGCAGCCTTACCAGTACGGCTACCTTCCATCATGCTCTGGTTCAACTGTGCGCGGCCTTCTGCCTCTGCAGATAGCTGAGACATATAGAACACAGCACAGTCATAGGTCTTGGCAATCTGACGTGCATAGATTGCACACGCCTTGAGTGCCTCGTCCTGTCGAGCGAATGAACCTTGTACGCCAAACTTGTCACCCATGTCAAGCACAAGAACGTCGGGCTGGTATGACTTACATACAGACTCCACCCATGCCATGTCACGACCACCTGCTTCCTTAATCTTGATGTTGTTCATCACAGGAGCATACAGTGCTTGTGCCTTAGACATGTTGTCCCGTACCTCACGGGCTGACATACCTGCAGCCGCAGTCAAGTATCTGGCACCAACACGGTGTGTAGGTTCCTCGTTACACAAGATGATGCACTTGGCACCCTGATGTGCAAACCCACCGGGGCTGGCAATCAAGCTGGCGTGGAACGATGTCTTGCCTGTGTTGGGACGTGCGCCAACTTCGATAAGCTGACCGCCCGACACACCCTCGACCTTACGTGCTACGCTAGGAATGTTGAAGGACCAACGTGCTTCCAGTTCAGCCTTCGCCATGAGTGTTTCAATGCTGATGTCATCCCACTCAATATTGAGGTTGGGAATGAAGTCGTCACCGTAACGCTCAAGCAGGTTACGCAGAGCCTCAAGGCTGGACGCATCACCATTGACCATATCAAAGCCAATATTGGCTACATCCTCACCCACTACCTGCTGGAACAGCTTGGACAGCACCTCTTGTGCTACGTCACTGCCCATAGGTTCTTCACGTTTAATCTGCGAGAACAAGCTAGAGTATGCTTGCTTCTGCGCAGTAGTCAGTGTCGGGTTGTCCGACATGAACAGGGCTTCAATCTCGTCTGGTGTGACGCTACGCTCGTACCTGTCCATAGCAGTATCAATTGACTGCTTAATCTTCCGCACGTCCTTGCTGAACAAGCGTTGCGGACACTTTGAGCCACGATGGTCATCGTAGAAGGACTTGTCCATCAGGCTCCTAATGATTGATAATTCCATGTAAGTTCTCCATATCTGTCGGGTTACGATATTTGAGGTCATCAGTCAAACGAAGGACACGAACATCGTTCACATGTCCTCGTAGTTCTTTCGCCATGACCAAAGTCTTTGGCAGCGCGTCGGGGTCTAGCGCAATGATGGCTGTTGAGAACTGCGAGAGATACCTTTTATGCGACTCTTGCAATGACGTGCCTAGAAGCGCAACCCCGACAAAGGTGCCGTAACCAACAACGGCTGCACTCAAGCAGTCCTCAACAACTACGGCGACTTTACCACACCCTGATGTGTATGGCAAGCCACTTTTTCCGTACCGTCTCCACTTAGGCAGTCGCTTGCCTAGTGAACGCCCTGTGGCGTCCACAATCTTGCCTTCGTGTCTGATGGGAAACACCATACGATGTTCCTTTACATCATACATCAGGCCAAGTTCCTCTGCATCCAGTCCGTACAACTCCCACGCAATCTCCGCCACGTTCCAATCGTGTGGCACGATGTAGTCGGGTAGCTTGAACACTTCCTGCTTGGCGAAGTCATCGGCACCAGCAAAGCCAGCACGAATGTCATCGGCACTCATACGGACACGTGTCCCACCTTTGAGTCCGCAAGTAGCACGGAAGCAATTCCACACAAGCGAACCCATGTTGTTAGTGACTGTGAATGTACGCTCCCCACAGTTGGGGCATGTAGTACGCTTAGTCGTACCTACAGGCACATCCATATCACTTACAATGTTATATATATTATCCATGTATATATCACTTTCCTTGTCGGCAGTTAAGTGCTTTTACCATGCGATTTACGTGCTGTCAATGCACTATTTGCACTGGCATACGTATTCTTCATGTATGGTTTCACTGACTGCGGGTTACTGTGTCCTGTCACCGACATGATTTGTCCCATAGGCACACCCGCCTCGACCATCTGTGTCGTGCCTGTCCTACGTAAGTCCATCAGTCGTAACTCCTCCGGCAGATTAGCCGCCCTCATAACGGCCCGTCCTGCCTTGCTGAACCGTTCTAAGCTGTATGGGTGGTACTCACCCCCTACAGGTATCACACGGGGTGCCACGAAGGCTTGAAAGCCGAAGTCTTCCTGCTGTTGTGTCAGCATCTCGTGCAGGTCATCCTCAATAGGCAGACATACCTCTGCTCTGCGCTTACTCTGCTCAAGATACAGCTTCCTGTCATCCATGTCGATGTTGTCCCATTGCAGCAGACGCATGTCGCCAAGTCGCTGGCACCACTCATACGCCATGTGAACAATCAACCCGATACTGCGCCACTGAAACTCGCTGTACGCTGTGTTCAGGAACTGCAGCACATGCTGTTCAGACCACACTACCTTACGTTGTGGCGCAGTCTTACGCTTGATGTTGGCAAACGGATTGACCAACGCATACTCCATGTCGATAGCGTAGCGATACAGCAACGACGACACAGTGCATACGTGATTGGCAAACGTGATGCCACGCTTCACCCATTCTTCGTATGCGTGTTTGGCTTGCTTGCTCGACAGCTTGTCGTACTCAACAGACCCAAACTCACCGACCAGTATGTTGAGGAAGTATTGATAGTCCTTCTTAGTCTTGTCCCTCAACATACTGAAATCGTTGGAAGAATAGTATTTATTTACTAAGTCGTTCACCGTTTTCATCGAAGTATACCCTCACTCTATCTTTGTCCTCAAAGACTTGGCCGTTGTAAGATGTAACAATACTTACGTCCAATCTCTTTTGTTCGTCTGTCACACCACTAGTTCCAACACTAATCGTGTTATCTTGTGCTGTGTGTGCATTTGCCTTCTTGCTGTCGTACAGTCGCACCTCTCCCGTCTCTCTATCTAACACGATAAAGTCTACGGGGCCGGTGCATCCTACGTTCTTGAATACTTCGTATCCTTCCTCTAAGAAGTGGAGACACATGGACAGTTCCATAATGTCTCCCTTTCTATTGGCTGACTTTATCATGCTGCCAGTAACTCCTTGAACTCTGTGCTGTTCACCCACTGTGCAGCCTGATTCTCACGACGGAACATCGTGATAGCGTTGGTGTCCTTGCCAGTGTTACGCAGCCCGAAACCATTACGCTCATCAGCATAGCTGGCGTAGTTCGTGAAGGCACTGTACAATGCCCAAGCATTCTGACCACGGGTTGCAGCCTCTTGGTTGTACAAGGTAAGCATCTTCTCTGACACACGGTCTGATTTGAGCAAGGATTCAAGCATGGCTTTCACGTCACCGACATACAGTGTCTTGGTTGCGAACTGTTGCAGCCTCTCAGACTGAGCATAGAAAGCCTGTGTCGAACCTTTCAGTTCCTTGATGAACTTGTCCATGTCAAACCCGCTGGTGTTCTTCCTGCGGATATCATCATACTCACCGACAATCATACCGTTGGTGCAGAAGAAGTCGATGGCACCAAAGTAGACTTGATTGGAGCAGCTGCCATCTATGCCGTGCAGGGCAATGATACGCTGTGCAATCGTAGTCGTATGCTTGTCCGACTCAATACGTGCAGTCACTTCGGGCAGGGACATGTCAGCCATAGCCCAAGCATTATTACGTGCAACCTTCCAGCGAATGTTCATGCTCTCGCACTCATCTTCGCCAAGGTTCTCTGTGATAGCATCATGAACACGCACGAAGAAGTCACCGTGGTTGGCACACTTGAAGCTGTTACCGACCACACCAAGATAGTCTCCGGTGTTACCGTTGATGACATACTTCTTGTCCGTCACTTTCGTAGGCTCAAACTCCACAGGGAAGTTGAGGTTTTCAGGCAGCAGTTCCTCTGCTGTAAGGATAGGTGAATCAAATGGCATAGTTGTCTCCTTTCATTTGGCAACTGAGGATTACGTTGTATCACAAAGACTGCGGACAGTCAAGCACTAATCCCAGCGATAGAACATGTGGTCGCCTATCTGTACGACAGGCGTCTTGCTTTCAGCCCATTCGGGCAGGACATAGGTTGCGTGATAGTGCGTGGCACCCTCAACGAAGTCATCAAGGTTGCCTGTATATACGCCCTGTGCAATCACGAGGGCTTGCTGCCATGCTGCTTCATCTGGCGTGTCATCTGACTTGCCGTCACAGTACCAGCTAAACTGACAGCGATGCCTCACAGGAAAGTCAGGCTTCCATGAGTATGTCGGCCCTTGTTGCACCACATCACATACGTCATCAGGATACCTGTCATCACGCACTCTGTTCATCACCACTTGGGCCACCGCAACCTGCCCAATGAAGGGCTGGTCACGGGCCTCGTGATACACGTTGAGTGCAAGGCATACGAGTGCTTCTGCAAACATTAGTCACAACTCTCAAGTCTGCTTATCTTAGCAACCCATAGCTTCCTATCTTTGTCGTAGTACGCTGGCTTATCAAGTCGGGTGTCATACCCAAGCGGATGAAACATGTGCCAGTAATGCTCTATCTTGAGTTTAAGGGTGTTAAGTTCATCTGCTGTCAGTTCAACCTTTAGCGTTCTGTTAGCCATCTTGGTATCTCCCTCAGTTTGTATTTGCCACACCACTCAGTCGTGTCGTACTTCCATCGGTAGTAGTTTCGGTACGCTTCAATGGGCCACTGCTCATCTGTTTTGAGATGGTCGTTGTCCTTACCAAAGCATTGCGGATGTTCAGTTATGTGACCCTCTGGGATATGTATAGCAAGTTCTTTGAGCCGGGGCAAGAGCAAAGAACACTTGTGTACCTTGCCGTAACGTCTTGTATACTCACGAGACATTTCATCCAGCATCATCCAGCTATACATGTAGTTGCCTCGCGTATCCCCTGCCCATTCGGTACAGGGATGCTTGGCATGTGCCTTCGGACCATTCTGTAGTCCCATGCGTTCACAGAACGTAGGAAAGTCATCGTCTGTGTCATCGTATCTATGCAGTGCATGTGACAGCATCTGTGCTTCTTCCAGTGGCATCTTGACAATGTGCTTGTCACATAGCGACTTGGCGATGGCAGCAGGATGATGGTCAATTATGAATCTGTTCATGTTCACCTCTCTCTAGAATTTCCCACGCAATCTCATAGGCGTGATGCCAGTCAGTATGGTATCCCGACGCCATGTCTTCATCTGCTATACACTTTGCCCAATGGTCAAGGCTAGGCTCATGGTCAAGTGGTAACTCTATCATCATATCACTCCCAGTACCCAGTTCTCTGCACAATTCTCAGCGTACACCTCACTGTGTCCGTATCGGATTTTGCGTTCCTCACAGATGGCTTTGTCTTCAAGCATCAGGATAAGATAGCCATCCTTCTCTTTGAAAACCATAGCCTTTCTGTCTTGGTAGTCACCCTGTCCATAGAACTCATGCAACAGCATCTTCATTCTCCTCTGCCCACTCAGCCATGCGGTCACTGATACCAAACTCAAGGTCAAGGTCAGGATACTCTGTAACTACACTCTCTACGTCATCTGTAGTCCAGCCGTTGCCGTCGATGTACTCACCGATATACATCCAGCCTTCGTCAAGGTAACGTGCGCTGACCTCAAAGCCCATCTCTACCAGCTTGTCATAGACAAAGATAGGTGGTGACCATGCCGTGTCGAATGACATGACAAGTGTGTTCTCATCCATACGTTCACAGGTGGCATTGTAAATGTCCCACTTGGTACCCCAGTGTTGCCGCCGCCAGTCATACCAGTTGGGGCTATCAGACAAGCCTTGTGTGCCTTCAAGTTCTTCTGGCATAGGGATTAGTGTCTGGCACAGTGGCGTGTCATCTGTGTTCATGATGTTGTAAATCATGTCAATCTGCTGACTGTCATCGTGTGACAGGATAACTCTGTTGTCTGTGTGATTAGGCATTGTCAAACTCCTTTATGTAGTCGAACTCAACTTTGGCATTAGGATACAGAGCCTGTGCCATTTCCATTACATGCTCAATCGCATTCGTCCAACGAGACTGAGCGAGGGCTTGAGGGTGGACAGTTACCTGCCCACACTCCTGATTGATTTTGATGCCAACTTCCCAATACATTACGCGGCCTCCTTTGCCTTACGTCCTGCCTTGCTACGTGCAAGGTCTTTCAGATTGTATGCCTCAACGGCACCAACGTCAACAATGACATCGCGCTTGTTCTTGCGGCGCACTTCTGCACCCAATGCCTTGTGCATTGCGTCAAGGAAGATGCCAGCCACATCCTGCGCCATGTATTGCAGATAGCCACCGACATCTGCCTTGCCTTCACGAGCATGTGGCAGCACCATCTTGTAGAAGTTATAGCGACCCATCTTGACGCCATACACTTTCTCATACAGTGCCTCAACACGTGCCAGTTTACGCTCAATCTGAGGTGATGCAAGCACCTGTCCGGTCATACCAGTGGAACGCTTGTGGAAGGTAACAGTTTGAATAGCCATGATAAATTCTCCTTTGTGTTGGTTAGTTAGTCGGGTTTGAAGTGTCCAAGGTTGGACTTGTTGGGGTTAGTCTTTGTTCCACTCACGCAGAACATACTTGGCACGGTTGATATACTGACGAGCAGTCTCGTCCATGCCACGAGCAATGCACTCTTGTGCATCTGATAAGATGGACATTGCAAGCATATAATGTCCACCGATAAAGTTCATCGGGTCATTCATCATGCACACCATGTCGTCCTGTGTGCATCCATACATGACCATGAAACGCTTGTCCTGTTCAGACAATTCGCTTGTTTCAATATCTGTCCAAGTCATACTAGGCATACATCTTCTCCTGTGTCATACGTTTTGCCTTACGTGCCGCCTTGCGGTCACGCTTCCAATCATCACGCTTTGGCTTGCCAGCAGTCTTACGCACTGGCAGCTTCTCAAAGACGGTTACGTCATTCCAGTCGTTATCGAACTCATTTGTCTTCCGCATTAGGTTTCTCCTGTTGCTTGCGGTTGTAACTGCCCTTGCCCTTCTTGGGCGGGGCTACTTGTGTAGCTGTGCGGCGTCTGTTTTGTGCGACTGCCTTAGCTACAGGGTTGATAGGTTTGATACGCATTGTCATTCTCCAAGTGTCCAACGTTGGACAGTTTAACTATGTCTAAGTGTATATGACACTTTCACTAAAGTATCAAGTGTCATTACACATAAGACATTAGTAAGAGGCAATGGCACTGGCCTTCTTCTTGCTGGTGCCATGTGCCGGAAAGCCGATGATGAAGTCACGCTGTCGCTGGCAAAGCTGGCAGCTTGCACATGACACATCATCACGGATGGTGGCAGGGCATACGACTACCTTGCGGCCAGCCGGTGTCACAGTGTTGCTGGTCTGGTCGATAGGCAACACAGTTGCAACAGGGCCAGCGTCAAGGTCAGCAAGCTGGTCAGCATGTGCCACATTGTTGGCAGACAGATTGACAGTGAAACCAGAACGGTTCATCTGTGTCACAATCATGCGATTACGCTCACTGCCCAGCACATCGTAGTGGGTGTATGTGAAGCCACGCTTGCCGTCATTGGCTTGTGTCAATTCCATGCAAGCTGTAGCGTCAAGCTGGTCATTACGACCCGGCAAGTCACCGGCCTGATTGTGCCGCCACAGTGTGTCAGCTTTCAGGTTGGCAATCTTGCCAATGAACACAGACCAAGTGTCACCACGCTGGCGGTCAGACACTCGCATCCAGTGCATTTTGAGAGGGCCAGATTCGGCATAGCAGCCGCCCTCGTTGGCATTGTTGAATGGGCAAGCGGCAGGACATGTCTGTGCCTCTGTAGTGGACACAGGAATCTTGCCTGTCTTCTCGTTCTTGGATTGCAGGGTCAAGTGAACTTGATAGGTCATGTCATACACTCCGTGTAAAGTCTTGGTTTGCATAGGTTTTCTTGCGGTGGTCATTGCAGCACAGAAGCTGATACTTTGACGCAGGGTCAATGCCTTGCTTAACCATTCGGTTAATCTCGTTCATGTTGTGCTGGCCGTTCACCTTCACCGTGCCTTGCTCAGTGTGCATAGGCACGATGTGGTCAAACTCGAGCACTTGCCAGTCAGCAATGCCACACACATTGCACTTGCCACCAAGCGCATTGATGGCATCAATACGACGCTTCAATCGTGAGCGTTGATTTGTGGTCACAGTCCAACTCCTTGCAGCTTCATTTTGAGTTTCAGCTTGTACACAAGCAGGTCAGACATGTGTAACTGTCCACCTGCACTGTACAGGTTAGGCACACCCTGCCCGAAAAGCTGGCGATACAGCTTGTCGATTTCGTGCAGGACTTCGCGCTTGTCTGGCGAAATCTGGTGATTGCTGCGTCTATTCATCGTAGTTTTCCACTTCATATTTGCTGGCATCAATCAGGCCACTAAGCGTCTGCGTAGTGTCCAGATAGCGCAGGTATTCGACCAGTTCTGACAGGTCAAGAAAGCCCTTCACATCAGGCTCACCCTCTACGGACACTTCACACATGTGCTGGTCAGCGTGTCCATATGCTCCACCTTCACGTCCGTTGCCATTCTGGATGATGCTGACTTCCCTGCCATCGGGAAGCTGCATCTTGATAATGTTATGTGGTACAGTCATGTGATTACTCCTGATAATCTACGATTGCGTCGAGACGCTGAACCACCGCTTTGCCAAGCGGCGTGAAAAGGATGCCGTGTTCCCACACAAAGTGTTCAATATCCTGAACACTGTATGGCTTACAGCCGTGCATGTGGTAGCCAAAGAGCCACGACAGCGAGTCGTCCACAGACGGCGCACCGGCTCTGATGCCAGCACGGACGGCCCGAAGGAACTCACGGCAACACCGTTGCTCCGCACGAGCCTCGTCGGCATCACGCTGGTTGGACTCAGCCACGAGGTCGTCCCACACGACCTGCTTCTCAGCAGTCTGCAGTGCGGCGAACCAATCGTCCCAATCGCAGGACGGACGGCGACCACGTGCCTCTTTGTGAAGGTCACGGATAAGGGTGAAATCGTGCTGTGTCATAACGTAACTCCGTTGAAAAGTGTCCAAGGTTGGACGGTTTAAGTTTGTCTAAGTGAATAAAACACTTTCACTATGTTTCAAGTGTTTTTTCACGTAAGACATACTAAGCATTGCCGAGCATGTCAAGAACCTTTTGCCAGCCAGCGGCATCAACTTTGCGCTGATACTCATCAGCCATTGCCTTGGCTTGGCCGGTGACGTAGCACTGGAACTCAGGCCGTGTCTCAGGCTCATAAGAGCGAGAGTAGGCAAGTGTATCCATGCTGCGCCAGCTTGAACCCACAGGCTTGTGACGGCCCATGTCGATGACGGCACCACGCTTAGCCATTGGACAACTCCATTGCAACTGTGACCCAACCGCCGACAAAGCAAGCGAGACAGCCAAGCATCACCCAACCCATACCGGGTGACGGGTCAAGGAAAGCGAGTGTGCCAACAACGGATGACGTAGTGGCAAGGAACATACCGGCGAAGATGTTAGACATGTGAGAACCTCCAAAGTGTCCAAGGTTGGTCAGTTGTGAAGCAGCTTACGCTGCCTCACGTTGGGTGTCAACTGCCTCTGTAGCAGGTGCCGCCAGCTTCGCCACGAGAGCAGCTTGGATATCAGCAGGGCTGATGTCGAACTTGTCCATGCCCTTGAACAATTCCTCGACCAACTGCTCCGCAGTCTTCACGACTGGCTGCTTGTCATTGGTGAGTTTCTTGAACTCACGAAGCAGGGTCACTGCCGACGAGAACCGCTTTGAGGCCACGAGTTCTTGCATGACTGGGTTATCCCAGTTACGTGCCAACTCCTCTGCCTCACTACGACGACGACGGTCGATGTTGGCAATGCCACAATCCCGAAGCCTTGACCGGCTGATTTGCTTGGCATCACCGCTCTCAGCCCGAAGGGTCATGAGCAACTGGCCAAGCGGCAGGTCGAACTCCGTGATTGCCTTGCGGTCAGAGTTCACGATGGAACGGAACTTTTTGCCGAGCCACGAACCCTTGTCTTCAAGGGTGTTGAGGGAAGCGAAATCGGTTTTGAGAGTTACAGCCATCTTTATCTCCTAGTTTGAGGTTAGTAAGGGATTATCCCCTTTCACTAAAGTTCAAGGGGTAATCCCGACTAACCGTAACAAACTAGAGAGATAGTTCGTCGTGGCAACTAACGGCCCAATCAAGCCGAAGGCTACCTCTGCGCAGGTCGTTCCGCATGACTGCAGGAATAACAAGTTATTCCGAAGTTCAGCGTGAGAACATCATGTGTGCGAGTGAGGCTTCACCGAACCTGACCAGCCAACAGCCACCGTAGGTGATGGGGGTATGGTGTGGCAAAACAACCGGCACCGATAGGTGGTGCAGAATGTGCATCGACACTGTAACTTGTTACAGATTTTCTGCAGCACCACCACAAGAGCATCCTTTAGGATGGCAACTGATACCATAACAGTTGTCTTACAACTGCTGATAGACAGCAGAACATAGCATTTTCAATGCTTTAAGTGTCCAACCTTGGACAGTTTGGCTTCACCATGCGCCATGACACACGCATAATGCGCACATATGATGCGCAGTGAGGCGGTGGGGCAGGGGCCGGTGGGGGGTGGTAGCGTAGTATATACACAGAAATACACAGATTAGGAAAATCTAGTGTTAACCACAGTAGCAACTGATAACACCTATATGCACAAGCATCGTGCAATCTGCCTATTTTTTAGGCATCCTTATTCCCCCAAAGTGCTATATACTCTATTAGCATGTTGGGGGTATAGTGAACTGGTACCATGATTCTGAAAAAAGATGGTACCAGATGAAATGAGGGTATTGACATGCGGCACAAAATCTGATATAATTATATAAACTAAAACTCCTACACTAAAGGTGTTACACTTAGCTGTCTTATTACTCTTAGAGATATAAATCACTTAGCTGTATACCTTTAGTGATAGCTAAGTTTTCTTGTTAAACTCACTTAACTGTATCACTTACAAGTGACAGAGGTAAGTGTTAATATTTGTGCTAATGAAAGTTTTTTCTTGACAATGGCAAAGAAATCCGTAAAACTATACACAGATAATGTTCTTGAAGCATTCTATGAAGCTATCCGTACTAATTCCCTAGACCGTTTGCATATCCCTCACAGTGATGTATTCTTTGTACGTCAGGCTGTTGAGGCTCACTTCGGTAGGTCATTTACGTTAAAACACGTAGAAGAGGCAATGAGGGCTGAAGGATGGACTGAAGGGAATGAGTAATCATGTTTACCGCAATGGTGCTGGCATGTGCAGTGGGTGTAGTTACCCCGGACACGTGTATTGAAGCCACCGATAATTTGGGTCCATATAAGACCCGTGAGCAGTGTATGGAACGTGTACATGAAATGGTGCAAGTATTGGCGTACACTATTCCGACCCCTATGGAATTTAGGTTTAAGTGTGATACTGTAAAAGGTGTATCCCTATGAGTATTCCTGAGAGAGTAAAGAACAAGATGAAGGCAGAGGGTCTGTCCGGCGTGAACAAGCCTAAGAAGACACCTAGCCATCCAAAGAAGTCACATGCCGTGATGGCCAAAGAGGGTGACACGTACAAGTTTATACGCTTCGGTCAGCAGGGCGTTAAGGGTGCTGGCAAGAGTCCTAAGACAGCTAAGGACAAGGCACGTAAACGCAGTTACTATGCACGGCACGATGCACAAGGTAAACCGACCACAAAGCTGTCCGCGAAATACTGGTCTCATAAAGTAAAATGGTAGGAGATTAAACAATGGCCCTTGGTAAAATTTTTAAGGCCGCTGCACGAAAAGGTAGTAAGGCACTTAAAGAAAATCAAAAGAAGCCTTTCAACGAACTGATGTCTAAAGATAAAGCGCAGCAAGCTGAGTCTGGCATGGGTACTGCCAGCAAACGGCGTATTACTTCTGGTGAACGTGGCAAGGCTCTTTCTGGCGCACAGCAAGAGTATAAACGTATTCTTAACAAGCTGGACACGGATTCCAATCTTAGCGATGAGCAGATGGAAATTATGCTTGGTAAGCTGAAAGATTTGGAGCGTCGTTATGGTCGTTTCGTTAAGCCGAAAGACATGAACAAAGGTGGCTATGCCAAAAAGAAAATGGCCAAAGGTGGCTACGCTAACTGCGGTGCCTCTATGGCCCCAACACAAGCCTCTACTAAAAAGATGGCAATGGGCGGTTACGCCAGAAAGAAGTAGTGCTATGGCTAAGAACAAAAAAGAAGTTCCAGTCATTATGGTCAGTATCGGCATGGGTAAAGCCAAGATGCACGGTAAAGGCAAAGCTAACGGCAAAGAACACAAGTATGCAGCCGGTGGTTCTGTTACAGATAACATGAACCCCGGTCTTCGTGCGCTGCAGAAGGAACGTCCTGATGTAGTGGCAAGGATGCTTGGTAAGAAGTAATGGCCAAACAATTTGCAAACAGCTTCATAAAGAAGCGTCGTATTCGTAGACCCGGAGTTCACAAGAAAAATGCTAACAAGCGTACAAAACCTAAAACGTATTTCGGTTAAATACTTCGGTTGGGGTTTGCTCTATATGGGTAAGCCCTTTACCGCTGTAGGTAACTGGTTCTGGAAACGGCACCGTGATGTACTGGATTGGGGTAACAAGTAATGGTACAACCCGCTGCGTTTGATACTGCAACTGAAAGCGTCACGGTTACTGCTACAGCCGGTGGTGCTAGTGGTAATGTGCTATATACTTGTCCTAACTTTCACGATGCAACTGTAGAGTTTTTGCACATAAGTAATGGGGCCGCTTCAACAGACAATGTTTCAATTCAGTGGTATCACAAAGAAGATAATACATACTACACTATTGTAAATAACAAATCTATTCCCGGCAATGATGTTTACAACATGATTACATCTGACCGGCTTCACTTACACGCTGGTGATAAGATTGTAGTTTTTAACGGGGGTGGTGCAAACTTGGGTGTGACTATCTCCTGTAAAGAATACTACAATCCTGCCCGTGGAAACTAGGAGATAGGAGATATGCCCCTCACAGCTAAAGGTTCTAAGATTAAAGCTGCTATGAAAAAGCAGTATGGTGCAGACAAAGGCGAGGACGTGTTCTATGCAGCAGCCAACAAAGGAACAATCAAAGGCGTGGCGAAAAAGCAAAAGCTTGCGAAAGGCGGGGCAGCTAGAAAAGCTAGCAAATCGAAGGTCACTAAAACGAAGAGCAAGAGTAGAGTTAATGAAGCTGGCAACTACACTAAGCCAGCAATGAGAAAAAGATTATTTGAAAAGATTAAAGCTGGCAGCAAGGGCGGTAAGCCCGGTCAGTGGTCAGCACGTAAGGCACAGATGCTGGCACGTGAATACAAGGCAGCAGGGGGCGGCTACAAGTAACAATGAAACACGTCTTTCTCCTGTTCGTCTTTCTTGGCATGGGAGAAGACAAACGTCAGGTCAGCAAAGATATGTATTTTCGTGACCTGAATGAATGTGTTTGGTATGCACAGAAACTTCATAAACAGGGCGAGAACATCACAGCATACTGCTTGCCCAAGCTAGTAGACAAAGATATGGAGACGTACTGATGCTTGCCGAACTGGCCGCAGCCAATGCCGCATTCGCCGTAATCAAGACGGCGGTACAGAATGGTAAAGACATTGCCGCTGCTGGCAGTGCTATCGCCAGCTTTGTAGGTGCCAAAGAAGACCTGCAAAAGAAAACCCAGAAGAAGGGTGGCGGCAGTGACCTTGAAGAGTTCTTGGCTCTTGAGCAAATACGTGAGCAAGAAGAACAGCTTCGGCAGATTATGATATACACGGGCCGTCCGGGTTTGTGGAATGACTGGCAGAAGTTTCAAGCAAAGGCTCGTGTAGCACGGCGTGAGGCAGAAGAAGAACGCACCCGCAAGCGCAAACAGTATTTTGAAATAGCTATTATAACATTTTTATTTATTGTGGGCTTGACAGTCTTAGCTGCACTTGTTATACTAGCACTCCATTCACAGGGAAAGATTTAATGGCACGAGATATGACTAAGTATAGGTGCCAGCAGTATGGTATAACAGAAAAAATATTCTGGGATACATATGTGCGACAAGACGGCAGATGCGCCATTTGTGAATTAGAGGTAACTAAATCTGAGGCTCACATAGACCATTGCCATGAGACAAATACGTTTAGAGGACTGCTCTGTATTAACTGTAATACCGGTTTAGGACACTTTAAAGATGACGTATCTAATCTTATCAAAGCACAGATTTACTTGACAAGTCCCCCAGAAAGTGATATAACTTAGTCATGACATTAGCAAAATCACAGAAAAGTCTAAAGTCGTGGACAAAACAAAAGTGGCGTACGAAGTCTGGTAAACCTTCTGGACAAACTGGTGAGAGGTACTTACCGGAGAAAGCAATTAAATCTTTAAGTGCTGCAGAATACGCGGCTACAACTAGAGCCAAGAGAGCCGGAACAAAGAAAGGTCAGCAGTTTGTACGACAGCCTAAGTCAATTGCAAAAAAGACTGCAAGATTTCGCAGAGGTTCATAACGACCCTCGTGAGACTAGGCTAGTGGACATTGAGCCTGACTTTGACAACAGGGTATTTCTGCTGAAGAAAAAGATATGGGAACTTCAGAATGATACAAGCACTAATCGGACCGATAGCTAGTCTTGCTGGCACTTGGCTAGATGGCAAGGTAGAAGAGAAGAAGGCTCAGTCTGCGACTAAGATAGCTAAGGCACAAGCCGAAGCTATCGTAATGCAGAAGAAAGCTACCGGTGAGATTGACTGGGACTTGGAGATGGCTAAGGGTAGTCAGTCTTCGTGGAAGGATGAGTGGCTGACTATTCTGTTCAGCATTCCGCTTATCCTCGCATTTATTCCCGGTATGGAAGAGGTAGTGGCAAATGGCTTCGCACAACTCAATGCAATGCCTGAATGGTATCAGTATTCATTGGGAGTCATCGTTGCCGCTTCTTTTGGCGTACGTTCAGCTACAAAATT